GCTTGCCCCTTGTCTTCCTTAAGCTGCCTCAAGGAGTTCCAAGTCAATCAGAGAAAATTTATAGTGAGCTGACATTTCACCCACTGTTCCGCGTTGATCGAGTGGATCGGCTGATCCAGCACTACCAAGCGGCTTAATGTAAAAGTCTCCGGTTTCTGCACCTAAATGCACAACGCCGTATGCTTCTTTGCCAACGATGAAGTTGTTGTATACTGCTGGGTTAGCGGTTGAAACGCTGCCTACAGAAGTATAAAGCCACCTTACGTTGCCTGTTGCTCCCCACTCAGCTTCCAACACTGTCTGTTGGCTAGCATATTGGGCTGTTGGAACGAACATATCGCCAACGTTTTCAAGGTCGCACAGAAGGTCTGTGTCAATAAAACCCCAAAACGCTGGGCGAATTGCGGTAGTACTGAAGTTAGGGCCTGCTGTAACAACTTCTGAAATCATCTCGGCATCATTACCAAGAAGAGTTCCTACTGCTGCACAAATATCTTCATACGTCAATTGAGTAGGCGTATTTCCGTTATTTCCGTGTGAGCACTGTAGAACTGAACTTGTAGATGCAAGAACATCACGAGTCACTTCATCCATCGTTTGACCGAGGTTTTGTGCAAGTAGACGTGCAGCTTCGTTAAGAACTCTGTCTTCAACAGTAAGTTCAACTTGATTTGTGATAGTCACAAAGTTACCGTAAAAATCAACACGAGCCTTGATGTCTGTTGCTGATAGTTGGGTACCTGGAGGGGTAATACCATCAACAAGAGGCACTGGAACGGTTGCTAGACGGTTATATCGTCTCATAACGACAGTATCACCCATCTTTCGAGGTAGCATTCTTTTCTGCGCAAATTTTGTGTGAATGAGCGTAGGGTATGCTGTCATCAAAAGAAGGCGATCATAATAATCACGTACTGCTGGAGGCAATACTGTAACGCTTGTAATAGCCATTTAATAATCCTTTAAAATTAGAAATAACCTCTGTTCTTATCGGCAAGAGCTTTAAAGTCTTTATCACTCATATTTTTAAAACCTGATGCCTGAGAAGATGCAGCGGTTGAGCCCACGGATGACAGATTTCCAGCCCTGTTTAGGTTCTGGACAGCTTGTTTTGCCTCCGGCGATCTATTTTCGTTACTTCGTTCTCTTAGGTAGCCATCAGATCTTTTTGCTAAGTGATACGCCGCCTTATAAGGGTTGGGCGCGGACATGATCATGTCTTTAAGTTCAGGGTCGGTTTTTAAAACTTCTGGTAGATATTTTCTGACTACTTCATCATAATCTTTATTTGCTTGAGACATACGTAGCTCTTCAACCGCTAACTCTTGTTGACGGGTAAATTGCGACATGAATTTTTTAGCTTCTCCGACAGTGAGCACGTCATTGTCAGATAGACCATTAAATTCATTTGGTTTGTCTTGAGTTTTTTGATTATTGTTAGCTTGTAACAAGGCCATATGGTCTTGCATAAGCTTCACATTTTCTTGAAGTTGCTGTCGCTCGCGTCGTTCGGCTTGCAACGCAGAAAGAGGTACTACCTGTTCCTGAGTTTGCTCCATCGACTGTTGTTGTGACCCGTCAGACTGAACGGCGGCTTCAGCAATTACGCCCGTGTTGGTATGTTCTTCCATTTTGACTCTCCTACGCCCTTATTTTCCTGGCAGGGAAAACGATGGCGGCTCGTTAATTGTATAAATAAGATGATGGTATTGTTGTCTCATAGACATCAACGCCATCTTTTTCTAGTCCTAATAGTTCAAAACCAAATGGCTTATCAGGCATATTTACCTCCCATTTGATTTTCCCAGATTGATTGTTGACCTCACCGATCATCATGCCAACTTGGGTTTGTGGTTTTTTGTAATATGGTTTAAGGACTTTAATTAAAGCGGCTTTCCCATCTACTTTTTGCTTTAATGGTTTCGCGAATAAAACGATCCAGTAAACTTCTTTACGATTACTATTCTCAGAGAGAATCTTTTCGATCATTTTTTCATCATCTTCTATTATCGCAGTCGTGGTCTCACCTACTTGTTGAACCATATCTCACTCCTTAGAAGTCGTATTTAAAGGCTTCCATAGGAGTCGTGCCACGGGTTTGAAAATCGCTGTAGTTCATGCGACCAATGTCATGATTAGGACATGGGTCTACTTGCATAACTTTACAAGCATGTCCAAATACACCACCATTCATAGAACCACAATCTTGAGTATTTAAATATTTCTCATTATGTGATTTACCTGGATAGTGAGCATCAACACGAGATTCCATAGGAACCTTGTTTGGATTATATTTCTTTTCCATTTGATACCTCTTTTGGTTGTTGGTTGGCCACTCCGGCCGATATAGAGACGTCATCAGCTTTAAGCTTTTGCTCTTCTGCTGCATTGACCTGCTCTAACTTGAGAAATACATCTAGGTATTTCATTAACTTGTCATCGGACATAGAGTCTAGCTGCGCTGCTGCTTGCATACGCTTAAGAGTTGCGTCGGCTCTATTATCCACAGATTTTGATGCGCGTTCATCTTCGAGACCCATGTTCGCGACCGCACGTGTAAAGCGTTCTTTTGCTGATGCTATATTTGCTATAGACTGAGACTGGATAAGTTCGCTTTGAACAGCCATTTGTTGGTTTTGTACTTTTGCTTGTTCTGCTTGCTGTTGCTGTTGCTGCTTGTTGTATTCTTCGACTGCTTGCAAGTACTCTGTTTTTCCTTGCAATGGTGCGATTTTTGCAAGGAAACCTGGAGGTACTGCATCTGGATCGATAGCTTTGATATCGAGCATTTGACGGAAGAATAGTTGTTGCTGAGAGTTTGTAAGCACTCCCTCTTGTACTGCGATGTCATACTTTGAAACGTCTAGACTTTTTAGTCTTTCATCCGGTTCTTCATTCATAATGCGTTGCATTTTTTCTGGCGTCCAACTACAAAGCATTTTGATTACTTTCTTCGAAGTGACTTCTTGAGCAAAACGTAAGTTATCAAAGACGTCTTGTAGTCCAACAAGTGCTGCTCCTTGTCGAAGCATTACCTTTAGACCTGAGTCTTGATCGTTTGATGCTTGGCCAAGGAGTTCATCTGAAATGTTTGCTACCATTCCAATGTCGCTGTCATGTAGATTGTTAAGATCAAAGAATGAAGGAGGTATTTGAGCCGCTTGCAGTCTTTCAAGAGCACCAGGTTGTAAGCCAGGCTTTTTCCAAACGACTTTTCCTTGGGATGTTTGATAAAGACTTTGAGGATTCGCAACAGAATCTTCTTCAGCTAGCCATCCAGAGTTAATTTGGCTTTCTACAATGTCTGACATCTGAAGGCGGCGTCTGTTAGCATCCCTTTGCGGATCTATCATCGTTCTTACTAAAGATTGGATTTTTAGTAAGTAATCTGGGGATTCCGGCTCAAAAACACAGAAGAAAGGTATGAAAGGGTATTCGTTTAGGCCGTATGGATTTCTTTCTGTCGTTATATGCTGATTATTAACAATAATATGTTGATCGACATATGGTTCTGTTCTCTCGATCAATTCCATATTTGGGTCAGCATACAAGAAATAGTCTGAATCCTTTCCTTCGTAATTAAATGTATCTCCGGTAGATACATTATAAAGATATTTCTTAGATTCCCAACCTTGCACCCAAAACTCATCATATGCAAGCATTCGCTGGCCATTAGGCTGTTGTTGATATGGTAGCCAGTTAAATTTGTCGTCTCTTTCCCAACCTATACGATAGAGTGTCTCAAGTTCCTTGCGGAAATCGGGTAGAAGAGATTTTCCCTGCTCTAATGATATATAGTTTCTTCTTTGAATATCAGCACAATCACTAAAATCTCGCTTTGAAAAGTATGGATCGCATAGGAATCCATTGAAAGGTATTCTTCCAAATCTGATATCACCATTGACAGGATCTGTTCTGTAATCTTTCCATAGGCTTAAAAGATTCCATCCAGTAATTAAAGATCCACGAAAACAATCAGAAATGCACTCATAACCATCACCAAACTGCATCACATACATAAGCATTTTAGTAAGCTGGTCTGATACTTTTTGGTCTTGAGCTTCTGTTGGAACTACAACGGATGATTGGCGGTATTTCTTCTGGTATCCAGATACCATGTTTATTTTAGGGCGGATGAAGTTATAGACTCTTGGATTTCTTCCCTCTTGCATCAAGGCACGCTTTTCATTATCTTGCCATTGATTACCAAGAAACATTTCCATGTCGGTTTCACAAGCAGGTATCAATCCATTCCAGGCGTACCAGTTCTTGTCATAAGCATCGTCCCATGCATT